GGAATAATTACTTGTTCCGTTTCAGCATCAACTACCGAGTAATACGAGGTAGTGGGTAGGTATTTTACCACTGTGTAGTTTGATGTTGAAGAGAATGTTCTTGCTGGGAATCTCTCTCTACCATACACTCGAATCTTTGTTTTAGAAGTTTCTTTATATTCAGTCGATAGATTCTTAACATACACAATCATATCATCGGTATTAAGTGCCTCTAATGACCCAGTTTCAAATGTAGTATCATCCCAACGAACTTCAAGAACTGGTGGGTAGATTGTATTAGTATCTGAAGAGAAGAATTTGATTGAACCAAACTTCTTAGTTGATTGTTCATCTGCTTTTGATTTCTTTATAATTAAACCATTATTAGAACGTGTACCATCCAACCACTCATCAACATAGTCAGTTACCTCAACATCTAAGTTAGAAGTGTACTTATCAAACGATTGTTTGTAATGTGACCCACTATGGAATGATGAAGTATACCAAGTACCACCACCCTCATTTGTAATCCAATGTGCGTCATAGTAAATATCATTGTATAACGAACCCGTTGTGTCAACATCGCTTGATTGTAGTTTGAAATTATCAAGTGATGCGCTATACTCACCACTACCACTACCAAAGAAGGACCATCGGAATATATATTCACCATCCTGCCTCGATGTAAACCTAACTTCAGAAGATTTTGATGATGTTATGTTTGCTTCGTAATCAATAATCTCAGAGGAATCTAATAAACGACCATCTGGCTCTTGTATAGTAAATTCGATACCAAGTGGCGACCCATCTGCATATTCAGTTGGTAGATTACCAATATCAATATTAAAACTAGCAGTATATGATACATTCTCTTGTAATGAATATGGTCGGTTTATTGTAGCACCACTAAAATCCGATGCTGACATTTGTAATCCAAAATCAGAAACGGATATTGTTTGTAATCCTAAATTAACATCCTTAATATGTTGATTAAGAAAATATGTCGATGGAGCGGGCCCATCTATATTAAATTGGTCAAATATTAATACATCACCGTCTACCTGAGAATATATATAGAAATTATCAATGGAGCCAGCAGAACCATCAGAACCATTATTATCAAAGAAAGTAAATTGAGTTTTATATATTCCCGACTCACTTGCTGTGAATGACATTTCGTATGTTCCGGCTGTTATCAGAGTATCAGTATAATTTGTAAGTTCACTATTATCTAAATATGAACCATCCGGCTTATATACTCTGAAATCAACTCCTGATAATGTGTTTTTATTAAAATCAAAGGAGATTGTATATATTTCATCCGATGATAATGATGCTGATAAGTTTGCAGTACCACCACCATAATTCGATGATGATAATATCATCTTACCATCACTAATTTGAAGAGTGGGTGATTCGCCAGAAGTACCTTTAATAGGTTCTACCAACTCAAACCCACCAACATTTGCAGCAAAGTTATAGTATACTTCTAAAGATGGAATACGTTCTGCAGAAATTGGTTTATCAACTGTTGAATTTACAGTATCCCATATTGAATCAAGACTCCTACTAACCCAAGATGAATCTAATATGTTATGTGGTGTATCCGATTCAGAACCCATACCTTCGGTCCACGATTCCTTGATTGGGAATACATATAAGTCATATGATGATTGTATCTCACGACTTTCAACATTCTCCATTCGTAATCTGTATTGAGGTGATGTTATATCACCACTTACGATTGAGGATGAAATTGATGATAAATCAAACTCAACAAGTGCTCTACTATTACCCAATAAAGAGGTATTGTCGGTGTCGTAAAACTTACCGATTTCGAGAATCTCATCCTTACCCACATTCTGAGTTTTACGAGATGTATCTTCGTATAGGGTTGTGTCTTTAGTTGGATATATTCTATAAATCATTTTCTACCTCTTAAAATAATGATACTACTCTACCTTTGATATCTACATCTGGATACTTCACCTCAAAACAAGTTGGGTCTTTTGGTGGGTATACGATTCCATCACGAGTCGCATTCTTAATGTTGTATTTATTTGATGAGTAGCTTCCATCGTACTTATTTACAATTTGCAACCCACCATTACCATCGGTGTCAGGTCTTACTACACTTTGAACACCATCGATACCATCTAATAGAACGTAAATGTCAGTCAATACGATTGGCTTATTGATACCCATTCTATCGGTATTAAAGTATTTTTTCAATGCGTCAATACATTTTAACAATACCTCATTTGAGTTATAATTTGGAAGAACTATAATCTCGAAATCAATACCAATGTTTACAATGTATGCATTCTTGATGTTTACAGCATCAGTCAATATACGGTAATACGATAAGTAGTTTTGTAAATTTTGTTTTGTAGCAGGATTAAGTTGAGTCAACTTTTTATTAGAATCATACCCCAATGTATAGAAGTTAATTGCTAATGGGTTGGGGATTGGGTCTGGGCCATCATCCAATAGTGTATTAATTTGAAAATCAGGAGCAGCATATGCTTTTGCTACCGAACCAAATTGAGGTGGTAATGCGTATGCTCTTAACAAATAATCTTCTTTAGTTACTGCTCTATTTTGTGCTCTAAAATATGCTATTGCGTTATTACGAACTTCTTCAAGTTCTTCTTCGTAAGCACCACCACCTGCGGCAACTTCATTAGTTACTGCTACTGAATTTTTAACAACATTAAATGTATCACTAATCAATGCGGTTTCATCAGTTTCGATAACTCGTTCTATAATGTTGGTAAGGTCTGAAGAAGGTACGTTATCCACTACACCATTTCCAACTCGATAAGTAACAGTTAGTGTGGTGTTTGAAGGAGCAACTCCATATGTCTTAACATACATAAAGTTTGATGGGTCGATACCTTGGTCTAAGTCACCACTCGATGGGTATAATGCAGACCCTACATTATCTGGATTAGGTAGGATTTCTTCATCTGCATTAGATGAAACACCACTACCAAATTGAATATCAATTTCTCCCTCATCGGTTATACGAGTTACAAATCGCTTAGGGACTCTTTTTAGTTTTAATAGAGAAGGTGTTTCATTTGCATATGCGGACATTGCTATTGAGTAATCGGTTGTATTTGGTAATTCTTCAAATACAGTATCTTGTGCAAGATAATCTACTTTAGTCCACTCATCACCATCATCATCCATAATTTGGATTACATCGATTAAACCATCATCATCAGATAATCTTATTTTATCATATGGTTTTGGAGATTCAAATTCATATTGAACTGATTTTTCTTTCCCACTAACAGCTTTTACATACTTTTTTAACAAGTAGTAGACTGGCTCATTTGTGTTTTCATCTACCTGATATACGGAAACTTCAGTAGGGTCAAACGATGATGAAAATCCAAATCTTACTTTGTTTATAGTCGAGAACTCTACATCTGAATTGGTAGAAGAACCTACGACCATACCTTCTTTTAAGGTTAGAGCGTAATCCCAATTAGGTCGTACATTATCACCACTACCTTGTGCGGGTAGTATTTGGTATACAGTTAGAGTTGTAGTAGCAGGAACATATAATTTCGGCTTATAACCAAACGCTTGTGCTATTGTAAATACATTAGATTTTTCTTGAGCTTCTTCAAGTACCGATTCTCTTAACTGAACATCAGTATAGTATGAAAGTACATCACCTACATATGATGCCATTTCCATAAACATCATACCAGGAGATGACTCGTTAAAATCATTATAGGTTTGTGGGAAATAGTTTTTTGTAAAGTCAATAAGATTCTTACGAATCTCACCGAAATCTCTACCAACTAAACTCACATCTTTTTTTATGTTCTCTGCCATTTTTTATCCTCAGACAATAGATACGTTACCTTGTTCAGTTACGAATATTGTTATTTGTGTATTTGCTCCAGTTTCAGTTACTCTAACTCTAAGTGATATATCTACTCTATTCAAGTCTTCTTTAGAATCTACATTTACATCATCTACAATTATATAGGGTAACCAAAATTTAATATCATTTCTTAATGAATCTTCCAACTCGTTGTTTATATTTTCAGATATTTGTTCAAATAGTAATGAATATATATCAGAACCAAATAATGGTTGAAATGGTCGTTCACCTTTACGAGTTAATAATAAGTTTTTTAGGTTTGATATTGCCTGCTCTTCGGTAGTATAAGATAACTTAAATAAAGGCTCACCACCCAGTGGTAGTTGAACTCCAATTGCCTTATTCCGTTTAAGGTCTAATGGGTTTATCTTATATTCTTTACGAGTTGGCATTATTTACCCTTCTTCTTATCAATCGCTTTCATTAGTTGAGAATAATCTCGTGTAACTGCGTTTACAACTGCTTTACCAGCTTCAGTTTGTTGAAGTTGTTGTGCTGATACTTGACCACCTTCTGCTGTTTGGAATGTTGATTGTTGTGTGTTTAATCCACCACCCCAACCTTGTGCTTGAGATGCATTAAATACACCACCAGGCCCATTAATACTTCTCCACTCACCACCTTGAGCGGTTTCATTTAACATATCGTTCAACATAGAATTACCAGTAAACGATTGGTTATTTGTATGGGAAGTCTCAAAGATGTGGTCTACATCAAGCGGGTCTCTTTCAACAACTTTTGGTTGTGATTGTTTCATCTCTTTAAGGATAGATTCACGAAGGGACTTTTCACGTTTAGCCACTTCCTTCTTCACTTCTTCCTTAATGATAAGTTGAATCGCTTTAATTAGTTTCTTTGTATCCATAGTAATAAATATGTTTGTATATAATTATTGTTTCATTAATGTTAACTGAGTTTTGATTTGTGTTGCCTTTGCCGATAGTTCTGCAAATGGAGCGGCCAATGGTGTCAGAGGTGGGGTTGCAGTAATACTTGCCATTTTAGTTGATAATGTAATTAGTGAGTTTGTAACTTCTTCCAATTGTGTAAACATCACATCCATATCAGCTTTCCAATTTGTAGTTGATACATTAACTGACTTCTTACCACTAATCAAAACTGAGTCCGATTTTGAGTTAAGAACTATTCGGTCTGAATTTAATATGATTTGGGGATTCTTGTAAATATTTTGTGGAGTTACTCCCAATGAGAATCCGTTTGATGACTTCAATCCAATAGTTTGTTTAGACCCTAACCAAATTGATGAATCATCTTCATTAATATCTTCTATAACAAATTTGTTATATCCTTTGGATTGGCCACCATTTCTGATAATAGTAATTGGACTCTCAGGAGTGCTGGACTTCCAAGATGGTTTGTTATCAGCACCTTTTATTTTATTGTCACTAATAGTAACATTATTAGGCGTGTACCCAAATCTTATAGACTGACCATATCTACCTTCGTGGATAATATCTCCAAGAAATGGTTGTAATTGTGATACACTTGAATCTTCAACAAATCCGTTTCCAAAGTCAACTTTAGAATCAGTAGAACTTTGAATAGGTATTCCGTTAAAGGCTTGACTAAAGTTTGGTGTAGACTTACCCTCGCTGTTAGTTAATTTGGGTAGTGCGTTGTGATTTACATTTCGTTGGAGACCTACTACTGAAATGTAGTAATTCCGAGAAGACTGGCTTGACGCAGACGCTTCATCGGAATTAGCTACTATAACATAAACCTGTTCCCCTAAAATAGGAATGTGTCTTGAATTGGGACTCAATGGAAAGCATCTCAAGTTATTTTTAGATGCTCTATCTTGTAATGATACAATTATACTATTAAAGTTATCTGGATTTGAATCTGATAAGTTTACTGATATTACTGTTCCTAATTTCATTCATCATCTCCATCTTCTTTAGGGATGTCTTTTTCAACCTCATCGATTGCGTCCATCAGTTGTCTCTTTTCTTCATCACTTAGGATAAGACCACCTGCTTCACCACTATTACTATCCTTCATCATTCTTTGAACAATAGCAGCAAGTTTGATTAAAGCATCATCGTTACGAACTGAAATGTCTAAGTATTCTTTAATCAATGGAACAACCACAGCGGCATCGTTGAGGTTTTTAACCATTGGTTCAAGTTGAGCAATCAGTAATTTGATTTGTCGGTCTTTCTTTTTTTGATTAGAATAGATGTCCGACATAATGTCTGAAAAACTCTTGTCCTTAAATAGTTTAGTATCTTTATCCATTAAAATTCCTCCACTCGGTGAGTTATTGGTAGAACATCACCCATCATATAATCAAGGTATAGTTCTTTGTAAATTATTTTCATTCTACCAACCACCTTAGTGATGTATTGAGTCTGAACACCAGTTCTCTCTCTAATAAGTATGTAAAGTGCCTTTTTGTTGTATGAGTAAAGGTTGTCTCGTGTTCTAAATAATTCAGTTAAGGAGTCAGCAATCTTTCTATCTCTATCTTTATCAAACAATGTAAAAACATTATAATCCATATAACTAACATAATAGTCCATAAAGTCTTTTAACGCTTCCGATTGTTTCTTCTCGTAAACCTCATTTATAATATTACGAGATGAGTCAATTACCTCAATACCATCTCGTGCTTTCATTCTAGCATAGTTAGCATTGTTTTCATTAAACAAATAGTTTCTAGCAATTACAGTAAAGTATGAAAACGCTCTACCATTATCACCATTGAATTTATGAATCTTCTCGTTTAAGAATGCTACTACGTTTGCTTTGACATCTTCGTATGGGACTTCAAAATAATAAGTCTTGTAAGTATGGATTACGTTTTCAGCAAGTTTATCAAATGGATAATGAATGAATCTATTGTAGATTTTATTCTTCATTCGTTGGTCATCACAACTATTATATGCGTTAATTGCAATCTCAGTAATTTGTGTAAAATACCTTTTATTCTTCCTTTTGCGTCCCATAGTATTTTTCCAATTCTTCGATTACTTCATATAAATTTTTGAAGATGAATCCCGTTTCATCATCTGCTTCGAATGAACCTAACTTATCGAGCTCTTTCATTTTCTCCATCGAACTATCAATCTTAGCTGCAATATCTGAGATTAATAGTTCTTGTTCCAATACTACATCTTCGTATGCCTCGTTTTTACGAAGAAGATTTATCGTACTAAATAGAAATACGACTGTTGTTATTG